CAACATTATGAACATGATGTTTTGAACCTTGCGATCCAAGATTATTTAGAAGAAACAGTTTCCATTTTTGACAAACATCCTGAAGATAAGAATTTATTTAAGATCTATTCTCAGAGTGAAGCTTTAGATGGAACTTGTGATGGAATACTTTCCGGTATTCCAAATGATACATCCTGTGGTTTCCCGATCAATAAATCGAAGAAACAAGTATTTGTAAAAGATGGTGATGATCCTTCCTTAGTTCAAGTACCTCGAGAATTCAATGATACCTTTGATATTCAATCAGAGATTGATAGTGTTCTTGAAGCTTGGAGTAATGGTTTACGATCAGAATCTATTTACAAGGCTAGTAGTAAAGTTAATGAACTACTACCTAACAAGAAAGCTCAAGACAAAGTTCGGAAGTTCTATGGTTCTCCTATTGCAAATTTTGTTGCATCTAGGCGAGCTCTTGGAGCTATTCCCGAATTTATGTTGAGGCATTCTAATACTACAGAATGTATGGTTGGTGTCAATGCGACATCTGATCAGTGGACTAAGGTTTATAAGAATCTAACGAGATTCAATGAAACCAATATGATCGCTGGTGATTTTGCAGGTTTTGACACCCGTATGGCTGCACAGATTACTACAGCAGCTGCTCACGTTATTGTTGAGTGGTACCGTGCTGCTGGTATGTGTGAAGCCGACCTCCAATTAGTTAAAGGTGCTCTATCAGATATTGTTCATCCTAATATCCTTATTGATGGAGATTTGTACCGCTTTGCTAATGGAAATCCTTCTGGTAATCTTATTACTGTTCAACTTAATTCAATTTGCAATTCAATTATGATGCGCTATTGTTATTATAAGATGAATCCTAAGATTTCCACTCGTTTTGCACAAAACATTGCTCTTATTACATATGGTGATGATAATGCTATGTCTGTTGCAAAAACTTGCCCATGGTTTAATCATACTTCATGTCAGAAAGTTTTCTCTGATGTGAACATTGAGTATACTATGGCCGATAAAGGTGCGGAATCAGTACCTTACATTGGAATTAATGATATCTCTTTTCTTAAGAGAAATTTCATTAAGCACGAAACATTAGGTTGTATCGTTGCCCCAATTGAAACTGATTCAATTTATAAGAAGTTTTATTATTTAAAGAAACCTTCTGAAAGCCCTCTTTCTTTTGAATCTCAATTCTCAAGTTATTGTGATGGTGCTTTTCGTGAGGCTTATTTGCATGGTAGAACTTTTTATACCTCTTTCTGCAATAGTATCAAAAATATTGTAGATTTGAATCCATCCTTGCATGGATTTGTCCCATTCATCTCTTACGAGGAAATGACTGAAGTTTTGAAACCAGCTTATTTTGGTTCCAAATCTAAGGTTATTGAATTGTAAGATATTTTATAAGTTTTCTTCGAAATTCGTAAACTTTGAGCATAGCACACGAAATTTCCTTAAGTTCTCTGATTTACCCAAGATTTAAATTTTCTCCAGATTTATCTTGCAGGAATGAGACTTTTGTTTTATGGAGCAAAATGCGGCAGACTAATGCGCCTGTACGTATCAAAATCAAATGCATTACTAACAATTTAATTTATTTACCACTAAACAATATTTTTATCTACAATGCTTTTACGCGATTGGCTCGCTTATCAACATTGTTTCTTTTATGTTTTATGTTCTTTGTTAACCTTATTGTTTCCTATTTTTATTACACTTTGTGTATTGAGGAAATTGTGTCTTTGTCCAATCAAGTTAAGATTGGTGT